GGGGAGGACATCAAGTTCTCCGACCCCGCCGATGTGGGTGGGTCGTACTCCGAGTTCCTGCGCAACCAGTTCCGGGCGGTCGCGGCTGCGATCGGCGTGACCTATGAGCAACTCACCGGGGATTTGACTGGGGTGAACTACTCCAGCATCCGTGCCGGTCTGCTCGAGTTCCGGCGCCGTTGCGAGATGGTCCAGCACAGCGTTCTGGTGCACCAGCTGTGTCGTCCGGTCTGGGCTGCCTGGCTCAAGCAGGCGGTGCTAGCCGGCGCCATCGAAGCACCTGGATTTGCCCGAGGTGGGGCGGCTAAGCGGCGCCAGTACCTGCAGGTCAAGTGGATTCCGCAGGGCTGGCAATGGGTCGACCCAGAAAAAGAGTTCAAGGCCATGTTGCTTGCCATCCGTGCGGGCTTGATGAGCCGCTCGGAAGCCATCTCGGCGTTTGGCTATGACGCCGAGGACGTAGACCGCGAGATAGCGGCCGACAACCAGCGTGCCGACGACCTGGGACTGATCTTCGATTCCGACCCACGTCGCACATCCAAGGATGGCGGTAGTGCAGAGCCGAACAAAAACGCTGCACCGATTGATCCAGTGACAAGCGCACCTCCTGTCTGAAGGACACCCATGACATTGCTACCCCATTTGGCGGCGCGCCTATTCGGTGTGCCGCTGGCGATCCATCGCCCAAAACTTGACGTGATCCTGGCTGTACTCGGGCCCAGGGTCGGATTAGCCGATCTCGCTGCACCCGCAGGATTCTCTCCGCCAGCCCGTGATGCGCCGGCTCAAACACCCAAGATCGCAGTCATTCCGATTCACGGCACCTTGGTGCGCCGTACCGTAGGACTGGAAGCCGAGTCCGGCCTGACCAGCTATGCCGGCCTTGCTGCTCAATTGGATGCGGCACTGGCCAGTCCAGAGGTTGCGGCCATCCTGCTCGACATCGATTCGCCGGGTGGCGAGTCCGGTGGCGTGTTCGATCTGGCCGACCGCATTCGTGCAGCAAGCCAGATCAAGCCCGTCTGGGCCGTGGCCAACGACATGGCCTTCTCGGCGGCCTACGCACTGGCATCTGCTGCCAGCAAGGTCTTCGTCTCGCGCACTGGCGGTGTTGGCTCGATTGGCGTCATTGCCATGCACGTCGACCAGTCCGAGAAGGATGTGCAGGACGGCGTTCGCTACACCGCCGTGTTTGCTGGTGATCGCAAGAACGATCTCAACCCGCACGAGCCGATTTCCAGCGAAGCCCACGCCTTCCTCAAAGCCGAGGTCAATCGCATCTACGGCCTGTTCGTCGAAACGGTGGCCCGCAATCGGGGTATCGATCCATCCACAGTGCGCGACACCGAGGCTGGCCTTTTCTTTGGGCAAGCCGCCGTGGCGATTGGGCTGGCGGATGCCATCGGCACCTTCGACGACGCCCTTACGCAGCTTCTCGAATCTGTTTCCTCCCTCCCGAATATGGCGGCAAGCCACTCGGGTGCTTTCCGCAACCTCCAGACGGAGTCTTTTATGAATGATCGAACCGACACCACTGCTCCTGACAGCCCTCCTGCTGATCCTGTTGGCAGTTCTTCTCAACCGGCCACCGCCACGACCTTGAGCGTGGCCGACGCCATCGAGGTCGCCCAGACCTGCACGCTCGCCGGGCGCACCGATCTGATCGCGGGTTTCCTCGAAGCCCAGACCTCACCCACCAATGTTCGCAGTCAGCTACTCGCCGCGCAGGCCGATGCCTCGCCGGAGATCGTCAGCCGCATCGACCCACAAGCCGCCACGACTGCAGCCAACGCCGGCCACCCGGCATCTCCCCACAACCCGCTCGTCCAGGCCGTCAAGACTCGCCTGGGACAGCAATGAATCTGACTGGAGCCTGAAAAATGCCCGCTTTGCAAGAACCCATCAACCTGGGTGATCTCCTCAAATACGAGGCGCCCAACCTGTACTCGCGTGATCGCGTGACAGTCGCCGCCGGCCAAACCTTGCCGCTGGGAACGGTGCTCGGCCTGGTGACTGCCACCGGCAAGGTCAAGCAGATCGACCCGTCCGCGACCGATGGCAGCCAGTACGCCGCCGGTGTGCTGATGCAGGACGCCGATGCCCATCTGGCCGATCGCAACGACGGTCTGATGGTGGCGCGTCACGCCATCGTTTCCGATCACGCCCTTCAATGGCCGGTTGGCATCGCTGCCGCTGAGCAGCAAGCCGCCATCCTCCAACTCAAAGCACTGGGTGTCCTGGTGCGTACCGGCGCCTGACGTCAGGGAGAACGAACATGCAAAACCCTTTCCACAATCCCGCGTTCGCGATGGCATCAATGACGTCTGCCATCAACCTCATTCCCAACCGCTACGGTCGCATGGAGGAGCTCAAGCTCTTCCCCGCGAAACCCGTGCGCACCCGCCAGATCATCGTCGAAGAGCAAAACGGCGTGCTCAACCTGCTGCCCTCCATGCCGCCCGGTTCTCCGGGAACAGTCGGCATCCGGGGCAAACGCAAGGTGCGTTCCTTCGTGATCCCGCATATCCCGCACGACGATGTGGTGTTGCCCGAGGAGGTCCAGGGGCTGCGATCTTTCGGCTCGGAAACCGAGATGGAGTCTCTGGCCGGCGTCATGGCGCGGCATCTGGAGACTATGCGTAACAAGCACGCCATCACCCTGGAGCACTTGCGCATGGGCGCACTCAAAGGGGTGATCCTGGATGCCGATGGCTCAGTCATCTACAACCTTTACGACGAGTTTCAGATCGGTCAGGCGACGGTCAATTTCGAATTGGGCAAAGTCGTCAGTGGCAAATGGGTCAGCTCCGACACTGATGTCCGTGGGAAGTGCTCGACCGTACTGCGTCACATGGAGGACAGCCTTCTGGGCGAATACATGAATGGCGTGCATTGCCTCTGTTCGCCGGAGTTCTTCGATGTGCTGGTCAGCCATACCAACGTCAA